ACTGTGCTCTTGCATACTTATAATCCTTTTCAGCATCATCAGTAATATCGGGTAGTGCATCCTTTCTTCGGATACAACCAGCTTCATTAACTTGCTGAACTTCTATTTCTGTGTTGAATGTATCATTCAAATCGTCATAATTATCTTTCATGATTTAAAGATCTACCTTTCTAGTTGGACTAAATTCTTTTCCATCACCGTAGAAAGTCGAAGTTTCTGTGAATCCAAAATCATCACCTGGTGGAATTAATGGATCATCATACTGATCAATCACAGTATCTTCATTATAATCTTTCTTCGCTGCTGCTTTTACACTATACCTTTGCATACGTTTTGCTGTTTGCGTATTAGTATCAGAGTAGTAATCAACCTGAACCTTACGAATGAGACCCTCTGTAGAATCTGCAATAGGTCCAAACATATAAGTCTTAGCAGTAAAATTCAAAGTATAAATTAATGCCCTTCTGGTTTCAAAATTACCTTCATAATCGTCTGTAAAGGTAATACTTTCAAGAACCATAGGAACATCTCTTTTTTCGCCTATTTGTTTAACTAAATCAATAGTTAAAGTAAATCCTGGTTGGAAGAATGGTAAAATCTGTTCCAAGATCTGCATAGAATCATCTTGGAGTTTTGTAAGTATATTTAATTCAAATCCCAAATTATATGGAACTGGCATGAAAACTTTCTTTAACTTAGTACCTTCCTGTGCTGTAAAAGTTTGAGAAATACCAGATTTCCTAGATGGATCATATTGAATATTATTAACTTCAAATGACATTCTAGGTAATGTTATTTGAACTGCTTTATTTAAATCTGGTTGTTGTTGAATTCTTGCTAAAAACTTCTGTTTAGGACCATATGAAATTGGTACTTTAATATCACTAATATCCTTTCCTCCAGCATCTTGATGTCTAACATGAACCTCATTAAAAAGAGTTCCAAAAGCGATAACAGTTTTTCGTATTATCTCGTGATAAAAGTAGGTTCCTAACATTAAAAATTACCAAAGGGATTTGATTCCGTGAAGTCTAAGATTTGATCTGCGTTAAATTCAAATTCATCTCCATCATTATATTTATCATTAGCATCATCGGAATTGTATGAAGCAAGTGAATATGATGCACCAGAGGATTTTCCAACAATACTTTCACCAACATAGAATCCAGATATAGTTCCTCCAATACCAACATTACTTATCTGTAATATATTGGTATTAGCATCCCATGATTTGACTCTTGCTTGTGTAAGTGATCTAGATCCTTCTATAATCTCATTAAAGATGAATGTACCAATACCTGCCATAGAAGGAGGATCAGCAACAGTTACATTTGGAGTATTAACATATCCACGACCTGGATCAGCAATATAAACTGACTTAAGAACTTGATCTGATCCTGCCATACCTATAGATGCTATTCCAACAGCAGTTGTTCCAGCACCAGGTTGAGTAACCGCTATTGTAGGTTCTGTTCCATATCCAACACCACCATCAACAACGTTGAAGTTAACAACACCTTGATAAACAGTTTCAATAGAACAAGTTGCAGCAGCACCAACTCCTCCACCACCAGAAATTGTGATAGTTGGTGGAGTGTTGTAACCACCACCAGCACTAGTCAATAAGATCTTCTCAATAGAAGTAATATTTGCTCTAGTTGTTAGAATACCAACTGCTCTTGCTGGCTGATTTGATGGAGATTCTGAGAATGTTATTGTTGGTGGTGAAGTAAATCCCGATCCATCATTATTAAGGAATATCTCTCTAACATATCCACTACCAATAGATGCTGCTACTTCAGCAGTCCTTCCTACACCAACCAAAGTTAGTGTAGAAATATAACCATCATCTTGAACCTGAGTATCGATAACACCGATAGAAGTATCAATAACCTCATCCTCATATTCAAAGAGTTCACATTTAAGTTGATAAACGTAGTTCTTACCTAATTGATAAAATGGATCTTCATGCTCTACAAACTTAACTTCAAATAATCTCTCACCTAAAGGGAAATATACCAAATCACCTTCTCTAGGTCTAGTAGCAAGTATAATTTCTTCATTACCTCCAGGACCATCATCCAATCCTGCCATAAAAGGTGCTATGAAATCTTCAAATCTTTCTTTTGAAACGGTAAGAGTAACTTCATCTCTTATACTCATACCAAACTTAGTTAATACATCACCTTGTCCACCATATCCTTCATAGGTATTAACATATGCTTCTATGGCAAAATTATCATCGAATTTGGAAGATTGAACTTCTTCGATAATTGATTTTGTATTTACATATTTTCTTGGAATATATGTTACTTCAACACCATAAATTTTTAGATGCTCATTTATGAGATCTTGTGTTAATCTTTGTTCTGATGAAGAACCTTGAAGAAAGAAGGGATTTAATGCCATGTTACATTAACCCACAAAATCATAAGGAGGCAATTCGTATTCAGATGCCATTCTCGATCTGAGACCTTCAATTTCTCTTTCAGCATCATCAAAAATCTCTCTACCGTTAAGTTCTATACCACCTGGTAACTTAACTCCACGGAATTTGATTAAGTTCTGTCCCCACTGTCTCTTTATGAGAGCAGTAAGATACATCTTGAGAAAAGGATCGTTATAAACTTGAGTAAATTCTGTTGGATTTAATGCTCTATAGCAATCTAAAATTAACCAATTATCAAGAGATTCTGCACCCCAATCTATATCCAAATACAATCTATCTTGTCTTTTATTAAATCTTACCTGCTTATCAGTTGTTAATAAGAAATCAATATCTTCTAGATATGATTTAACCATAGCATACTGAAGTAATTCAACTGAATTGAAATTATAAAGATCGTTCAAAAATAACTGATATTTAATACTAAACATGCCACCTGATATGGTGCTAGTATCAAATTTAAAAATCTTTTCTATACCAACTACAGAATCTGGAACTTGTATGAAATTAGAAGTTTCATACCAAGAACTTGTAGTTGTTCCATAACCTGCTATATTTGTAGAAGTAGCAGTCGTAGTTACAATACCAACTCCATCAGTATCTTTTGCTCTACCCCGATCAAGATCCTCTTGAGTAATCTTATACTTAAGAAACATCCTTTCAACACCGTCAAAATGACGTTCGTTAAAAAGTTGTAAAGCATCATCAACTGCATCATCTATTTGATCATCATCAACGTTGATCTCCAACACAGGAGCACCCAGCTTCCTTAAGCAGTAATCTATAAGTTGTTGTCTACTTGCTGGTTTTGCCATATCTTCTAATCAGTTTTCTTGGTCTTTTTCAGTTTTTGGATTTCTTCTTGTAAGGTAACAATTTCCTGTTGAAGGTCTTTTGCTTCCTCTTCAAAATCATTTTTTAAAGTTTGTAATTTTGCTTCCAAAAGTACATTTTGATTTAATGATTGTGCCAATTTACCATTATATAAACTCACAAGAACATTAACATCAACGTCACCATTATTTTGTTGTTGCATAATCTTTTAAGGTTAGAATGTACCCCCATCAAGTGTAGAAGACCAGTGAGGCTTATTAGTATATATCACAGAAACTGAGGATGGAATTACTGATAGATTTTCAACAGAACCATTTTGTCCTTCTCTTCTAATATTGTAGGTATTAGTGAAAGTTCCCTCAACACCAATCAAGTCAATTGAATTTCCGTTAGATACAGGACTCTCAACAACACCGTAAGCACCACTAGTATCCTGCCTAACAACATCACCAGCACTAACTGTTACGTTAGAAGGTAATGGAAGAGTGTTCTTAGTAACAGCAGTTAGAATCTGCTTAGATGTTACTATAGGAGCAGCTGGATTATTAGTTGAGGTCTGTAAACCATTCTCATCAAAGTAAACTGCACCATTAGCATTATAATCAGCAGTCTGGTAATAGATACCTTTGATATCTAAGAAACCTCTTGTTCCAGATACTGTATTACTTGCTGTACCTGCATCTGGAACGTATGTCCAAGATCTTGCAGGAGCATTACTTCCAGTATTTGTATCAGCATCTACATAACCAAAGAAACCAGTTTTGTTATTTCCAGTTCCAATACCAGTATTATACTTAAATGCTATACCACGATCAGTATTAGTATCGTAAGCATGAGTAATTGTTAGTTCTGTAGTTGTTGTAATACCAGCAGTAGTTGATCCCTCAATAGTGATAACTTTATTGTTAGTATTAACTTCAGTAACTGTTGTTAATCCACTATTTGGAAGTGCAGCAACACCACTTACAATATCACCAGTATTAATACCAACAACAGAATCAATTGTAATTGTACTAACACCAGTTGTAGCTGGAGCAGTAACTACTCTAGAACTGGTAACATCACCAATAACAAATATTGGATCATTAACTGTTACAGCAGTTGAGTTAACTGAAGTTGTTGTACCATCAATTTGTAAGTTACCTTTGATGATAACATCACCTTCATTACTTAATCCATCGGGGAATGGATCAATAAACAGTTTATCACCAGCACCACTTACGGTAGAAATTATATTATCTTCTATCTTAACTTTACCAAAATATGATGAAGTTTGAACATTTAATGGGGTAGTAAACTTAACTTGCTTACCAGTAGGACTGGATACAACTAATTCATCATTACCATCTTCATCATATTCAAATTTAACATCTTTATCAGAACCAAATGAGAACGCTGTATCATCAGTAACAGCAAATTCACCAGTTCCATCAGTCGCAAATATAACATCTCCATCAGTATTTGTAGAGGATAAAGTATTGCCATCCAGTCTAAGATTATCTACATTCCACTGATCAACCTTTCTATTATCATCAAGAACAGCAACTATACCACCATCACTATTTCTTGTATTAGTAACACCATTAATAGAACCTGGTTGGTGATCCATCATGGATGTATAATAATGTCCACCTACCGAGAAGACATTACTTCCATCATCACCAATAAATATTCTATCTTTATATTGATTTGATCCACCGTAACTGCCGATGCCAGTTACATAACCCATTTCACCCCAATTTAGGCTGGCAGGTTTGTTAGTACCAGAGG